CAGCGCCCAGCATGGACGGGATAACGGCGTCGGCAGCCGCTGCCACAGCACCGTTTGCGCCCCAGCCGCCGCCCAGCGCATTCCCCAGGCCGCCGTTCAGCAGCCCCAGCGCGGTTCCGGCAATGCCCAGCCCAAGTCCTGTACCCGCCACGCCCTTCGTGGCATAGTCATTTGTCTTTTCTACGTCAACCATTTTTCGATACCTCCTATTTTTATTTTGGAGGTGGCCACCTCGTGATATTATAATATCACGGAGCAGCTTTTCAAAAAGGCCTTCTAAGTGTCTCCATTCGGTCAAGCCTGAGCGGGTTCTTTATAACGTAAAAGGGAGAAACGCTGCGGCTGCGCAGCGTTTCTCCCTTTTACGTGATCATCTTTTCATATCCGGCGCGGCGTCTCCACTTTACCGTTTCCTCTGACGTATACAGCTTTTGACTCACCTCCACGCAGGAGCGCTTCCGCACATCGCACTCGATGATACAGAACGCCTCCTGTGGCGGAAGCTGGAAAGCCGCCACGAGCTCCACCGCATGCGGCGGTGGCATCTTCCTTATTTTGCGTCTTAGCTCCATCCTTGCTTTGTCCATCGCTCTTTCCACGCCGTGAACTTGCGGACGCACGCTGTGCGAGGAGGGGCGGGCGGCTTCTCGTCCCGCTCCCTCGTTCATGTGCTCACGTCGTTTTCGCCTGATTTTACACCGTCATATATATCATTCCTCCCTTCACCACGTGTATGCTTCTCCGATGACCGGGGTAGGTCGGCTGCTCTGCTCCACCGTATCCGTGAAGTACGGCGAGTACTTTTCCCCGATTACCGGCGCAGGTCTCGCTCCGTCGCCGTAGTATTCGTATTGCTGGCCTATTATGGGTTTCGGCCTGTTGTCCGCCGCGTCGTAATATTCGTACCGCTCTCCCAGCACCGGCGCAGGCCGGTACGTTGTTCCCAGTACAGGCGCGGCCGACTTGCTGGCGCGCCGACCGGTATACCACGGCGCTTCGCGCAGCTTGCTCTCTGCCCAGCCCTCTGCGTAGTAGATGGCGTTTTTCTGCTCCACCGTCAGATCCGCGGCATTGATGGCGTCCAGCTTTTCCGCCTTTTTGGTGCTGCCCGATGCCGCCAATTTGTAGGTGTAGTACTGCTCCAGCGTGATACCCGCGCCTGCTTCCAGCTCCATCTGCTCTACCACGTCGCTGTCGCTGGCCATATCCGTCAACCACAGCGCCGCCTGCGCAGACTCGTCCATCCCGGAATTGCGCAGATACTCCAGCTTCCACTCCGTGGCGCTCATGCCGTCCGTGGCTTCGATGTCTTTTGTGCTGAAGTAGTAGTCATAGAAGTCCTCATAGCTGACACCGTTCCGCCTTGCGTCTTGCGCTCTTTCGTACACATTTTTGTTGTACGCCTCCAGCGCGTACTCTGCGCCGAAGCATTCGCGGTTTGCTTCCCGGTAGGCCTTGTCCACGTCCATGCCCTGCTGCAGGTATTTTTCTGCGGCGGCCTTGTACGTGCTTTCCGTGTCCAGTGCGTTTTCGCGGACGGCTGCAGCCGCCTCTTCCAGTCGCCGCCTATCTGCTCCTCCGGCGTTTGTGTCGCTGATCTCCTTGTATAGCTCCGTGATCCTCGCCTGCTGCTTGCTCCACCAGCGGCCTACCACTTCCGCGGTTTTGTCCCCGGCGTCTTTCGCTTCTTTCAGCCGCGTTCCCTCGGCGCTGAATCGGCTGGTGCTGTCGCTGCCTGCGTAGTATTCCTGCGACTCCTTCAGCGCGCTTTTCCCGAACAGAAGCCCTTGCGCAACGTTCCACGGGCTTTGCTCTACCTCGTAGCGCAGCCGCCCGTTGCTTCCGTACACGCCGCCCTGCGCCACCGCGCGAGCGCCCTGCACCGTCTTCTTGAGCTGGTTGCCGCCAAATACGAACTCGCTTCCCGCCGCCAGTCCCTTGTCCAGCGCATCCGCGGAAAACAGTTCTTTGTCCTTTACCGCACCCGCAAAATCGCCCAGCTTGGACAGATCTGTCACCGGCAGCGTCTGGTCGCCTATGCCTGCCAGGGCGGCCGCACGCCCTACGACGGGCACGTCGTTGGCCACGTTGCCGAAAAGACTTTCAAACGCCGCCCACAGGTCGGCCTCGTCGTCATCGTCCGGCTCGTCCGTTCCGAAAAGGCGCTCATCGAACACCTGCTGCAGCACATTGTCCAGTATGGTTTTTATTGCCGCGGTTTTTGTCATACCAGCCGCCGCACCATAGGCGTCCAGCAGGTTTCCAACCACGTCGAACGGCACCGGCGAGCCGCCGGACAGCGCCCCAACGCCCAGGTTCGCCAAAAAGGCATATACCACGTACCGCCCCGCTCGCGAGGCCAGCGCCTGCGCCGCCTTCGTCTTGCCCTGTGTCTTTGCGATGTTCCGTATCTCGTTTGGAATGTCCCTGCTGATGTGCTCCCAGCTGTTCATAGCCTCCAGCTGGAAGCGCGTCACGATCTGCCAAAAGGGATTTTTGGTGTCGAACAGCATCGGCTTTTCACCGCGGGCGCGGGAGCCCATCACGTTCCGGCCGTACTCATCCGCCGCCCGCATGGCTTCGCTTTTGCTCTTTCCCGCGTTCAGCTCTTTCAGATACTTGCTGCGCACCGCCACGTAAGCTGTGAAGCCGTCCACTGCCTCCGTCATAGCAAATCCGTAGCTCTGTACCTTCTCCCATGTCGTTTCGTCCCGGATCAGCCAGTTCACGCCCTTCTTGCCCTTGAGGTAGTTGCTGCTCTTGACGAAGTCGTCTCTGACTTCTTTGCTGCCGAAGAAGTCCCGGATGGCCTTCGCCGTATTCCCCTCTCCGTTCTCTGCCATAACGATGGGGAGCTGCCCCGTCTGATTTAGCGCAGAGCTTACGTTGAAGGCCAGCTTTGCCCCGCCGAACTTTCCCGTCAGCGCGTTGATCCAGTTCAGGCTTCCGCGTCCCGTGGCGGCTTCTGCGCCGCGGTCTGCCATGTTCTGCTTTCCGGCCAGCCGGTTGGCGTAGTTGTCCAAATACTTCACCATTTCGCTGTAGCGGGATACGTCCCCGATCTGCTCATACAGCTTGTCGATGTACTCGTTCAGCTTCGCCCGCGCGTCCTCGCCGGACAGCCTCGTCCCCTTGCCGATAATGCCGTAGTCCCGCAGGAAGGCTTCGATCTGCTCGTCGGAGAAGCTGCGCGCGCCCTCGGCCCAGCTGATCATTTCACCGGCTTCGTCACTGCTGTACGTTTTCCGCATATAGTTGGCCGCCGCGCGGATGCGCATAATGTCGTCGGTGTGATAGAAGATGTTGCCCAGGTAGTAGATGTAATTTTCAAAGCCCTTTGCGATGTCGTACTCCGTCTTGCTGCCCTGCCGTGTCTGGAAAAACGGGTCGTACTGCTTGTAGGGCTTCAGGTCTGCCGTTTGGCCGGATATGGACGTAGGCAGCATCATGGCCGTATCGTCCAGCCCCAGCAGCTTCATGGCCTTGGAAAAGGCCGTCTTGGTCTCCTCCGGCTGCATGTGGGGCGCGTAGCCCTCAATGAAGCCGATGGGCTTATACCCGTGCGCAGCCAGGAACGTGTTGATGGCCTCGTACAGCTCACCATATAGCTCCCCATACGCTTCTACTGCCGCGTCCACCGCCGCCGCGTCCACGTTTTCCTGTGTCTTTGCGTCGGCCTTCGCTGCGAGGTTTGCCGCATAGTTCAGAAGATCTTCGTATTCCGCCGTGCCTTTCTGAATGCCAAACTCCCGCGCCGCGTCCGCCACGCCGGCGCCGTTCTTTACGTTTTCAGCCGCCGGCGCGTACTGCTTCGAGAATTTTGCCACGCGCTCCTCTGCCGCGCTGGTCTCCACCAGCCGCTGCACGATGGCGCGCTCCGCCCTGTTCAACGGCCGCTCCTCGCCGGTGCTGTCCTTGAAGGTTCGTACCCTGTCTATCATGGAGTTGACCCACTCCACCTGCCGCCCGTTGTTCTCCGTCACCGGCCAAAACAGCGTCTTGTATACCTTCTCCCCGTGCTCTGCGCCCCACTCCGTGGCGCAGATGCGCGCCGGGGTTTGCAGGTTCCTTCGGAGCGTCGAAAACTGCCGCGCGATCTTCCCGGACGGCTTTCCGCTCTCCCGCAGGCCTCCTTCATCGTATTCCACATCCGGCCCCAGCAGCGGTTCCATCTTCTCCGCCTCGCGTTCCAGGATGATGTTCCGTTTCTGCCGCAGCAGCTCCGTTTCCGCCGTCCTGTCCATCGCGGCGTAGTAGTCTGCCAGCTTGGCCACCGTCGTGCGGTCCACCGTGGCCGGAATGTCTTCCATGGCGATCTGACCGGCGTACACCTGCCGAGCGAACATCCGATCCTTTTCTGTGGCGGGAACCTTTTCCATTTCTTTTTTCATCCGCCGGCGTGCGCGTTCGTTGTTTCCTGCGTTTTTGGCCAGCGCCCCCGCACCGGCGTAGTCGGCCTCGCTTCCAAACGGCGCGACGCCTACCCGCTGCATCGTCTCCGGCACGGCCCTGCGCTGCTCCTCCGCCGCCGCTCGCGCAGCCGCCTCTTCTGCCATCCGCTGTCTTGCCTGCTCCCGCGTTACCGGCACATTCGTCGGTTTGCCCGTGATTTGAGGCACTCCCTGCGCGATCCCTGTCCGCCTATTTATCTGCGGCATCGTCGGTTTCGCTCGTTCTTCCTGTGGCCCACTTCGCAGTCTCGTGCCTTTCAGCTCCTGCTCCACGTCCGCCGTCCCGCGCAGCTGGTAGCGGAACTGCCCCAAATCAGACACATGGGGCGTAGCGCCTGTTTCAAAGTACGCCTTTATGTCGTTGACCACCTTGCTGCTGTGCGTGTGCTTGGGGTATTCCGTGCTCACCAGCGTATTCCCGTTTATATCGTCGATGTCCACGACGACCTCTCCGCGGTTCTTACTGACAAAATCGGAAAGCGCGTCGAACTGCGCCTTTGTGGGAAGAACGGACAGGTTTATGCCACCGCTTTCCGGGGAAACACGGATGTTCCCCTCACTCATGAACTGCACCAAAGAACCGCCGTATTCCTCCCCGCCGTAGTCGTCTCCCAGTGCGTCGCGGATGTCCCGATGGTCTACTGTGCGGTATCCGCCGGGACCTCCTTCATGCTTGCCGGAAAAGTCCAGCTTTGTGCCATTTGTGGTGATGTACCCGGTCTCATTCCAGTTGTAGGTTTTGCCGAAAAACTCTTGTTCTTCTTTGGCGTGCTGCTTCATTTCCTCGGCGGAATAAGTTTTCAGCGAAAACTTCCTGTTGACATTCTCGCCCTCTGCGGATATACTGTCAGCAGAAGGGTTTGGCGCGAATACTTCCGAACGCTTTTTAGCGGAGAAGGAGGGTGCGCTGATCGCCTTCTTTTTTTGCACGTCTACAAGGTCGTACAGATAGGACTTGCCGTCAGCGTCATTCCTTATCACCAGCACACCGTCATAAACCGTATAGTGGTCTATGACCTTTTTTTCATTCAGCACAGGTACAGCAAATTCGGTGGTATACCGATACCACCCGTTCTGCGCGTCTTTTGCGTGCTTGGGCTTAACGTTTTCTCGCCACTCACCGTTTTCTGCCAAAAGCAGCATTTCGTCAAGATTTGTTGCCGCCTGCATCTTCACGGCCCGCAGTGCGCGGTTCATCCCGAAGGTATACTCGGATCCCTTGTATTCTTTCGGCAGGTCTTTGCCGATATACACCGGCTGCGCATCCGCAAGGATCGTGGCAAAGGGGTGTTCCGTGTTGACCAGCGTTCTCAAATACCGCTCTGCGGCCTTGAGGTCACGGGTGTCGTTCTGCGTGTCAACAACCGGCATCATGCGCCCGTCAAGCTGCTTTATCTGATACCTTGCTCCGCCGTCCGTTTGGGCGGCGGTTTTTGCGTTCTGTGCAGCGGCGTCGAAGGCGGCCTGCCACTTAGCGGCGATACCCTCCAGCGTGGCGAAGTCTGTGCCGTAGGCGCTTTGTGCTGCGGCGTCTCTCGCTCTGCCGGTCAGCGCTGTTTTCACCTCGGAGATGAATGCTTTCAGCGCATCCAGCAGCTTCTGCGCCGCCGTGCGATTGTCCGCAGCAAACCGTGCAAACAGGTCAGCGTCTCCCATCAGCTTCTCTGTGAAGTCCGCCGCGATCTCGTCCATTGCGCCGGTATCGTCCAGCTGTACTCCGGCCTCCTGTGACGCCCTCTTGTAGCCCTCTACCATGTAGTTCAGCCCGCTTTCTCCGTACAGCGCTCTGTAGTAGTCGGCAGTGGCGTTCTTGTACGCCTCGTACTCCGCCGGCGTCTGCTCCTGCAGGTAATGCGTCGCCTCATGGGCAGCCACATACTCCACAGGGTTAGCTGCATCAGCGGCGATCTGCATGGTGTTTCTGCCGCTCAGGTACTGGCCGTTGGCCTGCCCATTCAGCACGGAGTCTACCAGCTCGATGCGCATGCCCAGTTTCCTGCCCAGCTCGTCCAGCGTTGCCGCGCGCTGCGCCTCCTGCGCCCACAGGCGGCCGGAATACTCGTTCTGTGCCAGCCCTGCGCTGCTCAGTGTGGGCATTCGCAGCTTCGGCGCAGCTTGCTGCGCCGAAGCTGTCTCTGCGAGCTGCGGCTTGACGGTTTCCCCGACCTGCGGTATAATACTTTCAGAAGAGCCTTGCGGCAGTTCGTTTCGGACGTTAATCACAGGGACGGCGCTTTCTGCGTCGGGCATTGTGTCCTGCGACCTGCGGGCTCTTTCTTTTTGTGTGTAAAGCGCGAGCTGCGGCATTTGCAGCTTCTGCTGCGTCGTTTCCGTTTCGGAGATCTGCGGTGCCCTGAGCTGCCCCGCGCCGCCGACGGCGCCCATCGCCGCGCCCAGCAGGAAGTCGTAGCCCATCTGCGCCAAATCCTCTGCTTTGAAGACGCTGCCCTCTCCGTCGTCCAGCCCCAGCGCGCGGTCGGCCAGCGGGTTCAGTACGTCGGAGATCACCTCCTCCACGCCTTCGCCGCCGGAATTGATGAGCCACGTTGCCGCTGCCTTTCCCTTGGCCGTTTTTGTCAGCTTGTCCGCGATCCGCTCCACCACCTCGTCCGCCGTGCCCTTGCCGTAGGCTTTGGCCAGGCCGCCGAACAGCTTCTCCGTCAGCACTTCGATGGTCGCGCCCTTCAGGCCGGAAAGCGCCTGCTGTCCCGCGCTCTTTCCCTCCCGGCGTGCTTCGCCGGAAGCATCTCCGTACACCCTGGTCGCCATAGATACCATGCCGGCCCCCGGCACAAGGAGGTTTGCCGCCGTGTCACCCAGCATCTGCGTGCCGGTATAGCCGAGATCCACAAGAAACTGTCCGACCTTTCCGCTTCCTTCCTTGGCAGCCGCTACGTCCGCATCCGCCGCCGCTTTCAGCCGGTCCGCTGTGGCGAAGGCCGCGCCAGCCGTCTCCATCGTCCGCTGCTTTTGCGCGGCCGTCGCATCGCCGTACAGCTTCCGCATCTGCGCTATCTTCGCGTCGCTGTACTGCGTTTTCAGCAGCCTTTCAAACTGCGCCCTCTGCTGCGCCGTCAGCAGCGCGCCGGTGTTGAGATTTTTCCCCGCCGCCAGCGACCTCTTGTAGAAGTCCGCGTACTCATCCATCTGCTTCAGCTTTTTGTCGTACTCTCCCTTCTGCATATTCTCCTGCAGATTGCCCATGCCCTCCACCGCGCTGCCCGCGATATTGGCATAGGCGGAGCCGGTGCCCTTTACCGCTCCGCTGACTGTCTTTGCCGCCTTTTCCAGCAGCCTCCCGCCGCCGGAATAATCCCCCGCGCCCAGCGCGTTAATCTTGATCCCCGTGTCGGCCGGCTTGTATTTCGTGGTTTTCTGCGCGGCAGATGCCGTTTTTGTCAGCGTCGGCATCTGCAGCTTCGCTGTGGCCTTCGGCACTGCCGCCGTCGTTTTTGTCAGCGTCGGCAGCCGCAGCTTCTTCGTGGCTTTCGGTGTGGTGTACTTTTCATCCTCCTGCGTAGCCGCCCGCCGCTTCTTCGCGGTCAGCCTGTCCTGGGATGCACTCATGCTCTCTGCCTCCTTTTGCCCTTAACCATTTCCAGCGGGGACGCCTTTCGCGCCCCCGCTGCTCTGTTGTCAGCTGATATACCCCTTCTGCCGCATGGTTGCGATGAGGTCGTTCTGCTGCGCTTCGTTCATTTCATCCCACGTCTGGCTGATAAGCCGGTTTGCTACCGAGTTCATCCCCCGGGATGCATACATGAGGATGTTGTTCTTCACACCGGCGTAGTTGCTCACACCCGCGCCGGAGCTTCTCGCCGTCCCGGCGCCGCCGGAAGTGCCGGAACCGCTTGATCCACCTGTGTAGGCATTCCCGGAACTGCCTCCGCCGCTTCCGCCGGAACTGGAATAGCCGGGGCTGCTGTAGGAGTTTTCCTGCTCCAGCAGCGCCGACTGCGCCTGTGCCTGCTGCGCCGCCAGTTCGATGTTGTACGCTGCCTCCTGCGCGGCCAGCTGGCTGTTATATGCCGCTTCCTGCGCCGTCAGGCGGGCCGTAGCCCGCTCCTGCTCCCGCTGGGCCAAATACTGCGCGTACTGGCTCTGCAGCTGACTCAGGTAGTTTGCCATCTGTTCCGCACCCTGGGCGTCTCCTGCCAGCTGTGCGGAGGTGATCGCCTGCCTGATCTGTGCGACGGTATCGCTGTACTGCGACTCCAGGTCCGTCAGTCCGTTTTGGTAGTCCGCCTCCAGGGCGATGCGCTGGCTGTCGGCCATGCCGCCGTAGACGCCGCTAGCGGCCAGCTCCTGATCCATGTTGCGCCGGGAGAGCATGCTGGAGATATATGCGCGCCGGGCGGCGTCCTCATAGCTGCCGGCAGCCTGCTCGATCTGCTTGTTATAGCTGTCGATCGCCTTCTGTACCTGGGCGGCCACGGCATCCCTGATCTTCTGCTCGTAGTCATCTCTGCCCGCCAGTTTCAGATACTCCTCCCACGTCAGGTCGCTGCCGAGATCTGTCTCTGTGCCCCCGGTCTGCGTGCCCTGTCCGCCGGTGGGAGTATCCTGCCCGCCGGTCTGCGTTCCCTGCCCCACGGTCTGCTGCAGGGAATTGCGCAGGTTCTCCAGCTCGCGTTCCTGAAGCGCCGCCTGATAGGCGCCCCAGGCTTCCCGTGCGCCCAGCCCGCCGGCAGCAGACATGGAGTTGCTGCCCCACATGCCATCTGCGTCTGTGCCGTAGTAGGCCTGCAGCTCGCGGATCTGCGCGGCAGACAGCCCGCCATTGTCGTACCCGCTTCCGGATCTCAGCGTATTTCCTCCGGATGAGGTACTGCCGCTTCTGTCAGATGCCGCATTATTGATGATATTCTTGACCTCGTCTGCCACCGCATTGCTTCCGCTGGGGGTGGATGGCTTTGTGGTGTCCACCCATGAGGGCGTGGTGCTGCCGCCGGACGATCCGCCGCTCACTTTCCCGGTTCCGTTCCCTCTCCCACTTTGGGCAAAATCGTTCCAGGCGCTCTTCTGTGCCCCGCTGATGGACGGTGTCGTCGTGCCCGGAATGGTATCCCCCACCTTCGTAACAGGCGCAGACTTTTCGCTTGTCGTGCTCTTTGCCGGGGTAGTATCTACCCACGAGGGCGTGGTGCTTTTCGTAGAAGGTGTGGTCTTCCCGGATGCCGTGCTTTTTACCGTGGTGGTGCTTTTTGTAGCTGGCGTGGTTTTTGTGGTCGTCGTATTCTTCGCCGGCGTGGTGCTGACCAACGACGATGTGGTTTTCTTTTTCACGCTCTCCTTGATGGAGCTCTGACTGCCTGTCCCACTGGCCTTCGTGACCTTGTTTTTCAGCTTCTCTCTGTCAGAATTTCGGCTCATACCGCATCCTCCTTACTTGCTCGCGTGCTCTCTCAGCAGCTTCCGCCAGGTATTCTCACCCACGATGCCGTCTGCCGTCAGGCCGTTGATTGCCTGGAAGCTCATCACGGCTGTCTTGGTCGCTGCGCCGAAGTCACCATCTGCGCCATACGCACCCAGGTCATAGCCCCGGCCCTTCAGCAGTTCCTGCAGCACGCGCACTTTGTTGCCTCTGTCTCCCTTGGCAAGCTGCGGGAACACCGCCGTAAAGCCGCCTGCGGTGCTCTCTGTGGGCTTGTCCGTTGCCACGCCCTCGGATACCTCCTTGAACGGAAAATGCGTCCCAGGGCATCCCGTGGCGTTGACATCGCTGTGCTTCTGTACCTTGGAGATGCCGTACTTGTCCTTCAGGTACTGTACCAGCTCCTGCCCGGCCCGCTTCTGGACCTCCGGCATGGTCTCCGTCATGAAGTTGCCCTCGAAGCAGATGCCTATGCTGTCGTAGTTGTTGTTCCCCGCGTGTGCGCCCACCGTGTTTTCCGGTCTGCCCCGGTAAATACTGCCGTCCTTACGCACCAGGAAATGATAGCCGATGCCCACCCAGCCGTTGGTGAGATGCCAGCTGTGGATCTGCTGGGCGGTACACTTCGTGGCCGCCGCGTGGTGCAGGATGATGCGGGAGGTGGAACGGCGCTTACTCAGAGCGCCGTTCCACTTGTAAGATACCTCGTTAATTTTCATCGTCCGCCATGCCCTCCGTCTCCACCGGCACGCTGTCGCCGCGCTTCTCCGTGACACTCTTCAGTTTTTTGATCAGCGCCAGCAGAAAGCCCGGAACAGGCACACCCAGCGCCGCTACGTTTTCCAGGATGGAGATCAGTTCGTTGATGATAAGCCACACCGCCGCAATGGTTGCCAGCATAAAGTCCACCTGAATATGTACGCCTACCTGGGCCATGCCGTACCGAAGCAGATAATCCACGCCCATTGCCGCCAGCACGATCACCAGATAGCCCAACTTTTTCAGAATGCCCAAGATGCCGATGCGGGAGCACAGCTCCCCGGCATTCCAGGCCTTGGCCATCCCCGTGCCGTAGTCCACCAGCATGGCCACCACCAGCACCGCCAGCGGGATCACCAGCTCCACCATGTAGCTGCTCAGTACACCCAGCGCGGCAGCTACCACCGCATACAGGGGGTTCAACGTTTCTTTCATTTGTTTTTCCTTTCCGGGCCTGCGCCCTGTCCGTTTATCTTCCGCTTCTGATCAGCGCTGCCGCGCAAAATCCGATACACGCGCCGAGGATGATGTAGATGATCGCCATCACTTACTCCTCCCCGTACTCCTCACCGGTGATCTCCTGATACTCCGCCGCCGTCAGCACCGTCTTAACCACGGCGTTGCGGACCATCTCCTTCGTCCACAGACCGAATTTGTACCACGCTTTGATCTTCTCTTTCATGGCTTATCCCTCCATCATGGTATCGGTCATCATCGCTGTGTATGTGACCTGTGCTTCGATACGGTCCAGCTGGGTCGGAGACGCCACCGTCTCCACTTCGATCTCTTCGCCGTTCTCCGCTGACACAACCTCCAGCCGGGTAAACGCGGGGATCAGCACCTTCTCCCCGTCCATGACCGCCTCGTGGGAGACCTCCTGTGTCTCGATCTCCACCCAGGGGAACTTTTCAGGCATGGGTACTTGGTCTGTATTCCAGCAGGCCCAACCCTTCTGTAAATCGCCGCCACACTGGAAAGCACGGCTGCCGTCAGGATTCTTCTCGATCTGAATAAACATTCCCACGATTGCTGAACCTCCTTAAAAATTGAGGATTAAGATATTAAGATTTGAGCTAAATGTTGCACCATTTTTCGCAACAATAGTTAGTTTTCCGTCTGTCTGGTTACTAACAGATAATGCGGTGTCTTGGAAGGAGCTGCTCACACTACTGGCACGAAACTGTGCAAAGCATACGCGATTAGCTTTGATAGCACTATTACTATACTCGGCTATACCATTTGTAAATGTAACATTTACATTCCAAACGGCAGTAATGTGCGCCGTGGACAGCAGACCGTGGTCGTTGTACTTCAACACACCCTTGGGGATTTCGATCAGTCTGCTGGTATAGTCGGCAGAGTCATTGTTGTAATGAAAGTCGATATAGCCGCCATGTCCGGCAGACGCACCGGGAAACAGCTCAATGGCCGCCGGTGAAATAGCCTGTCCCGAGTGATTGTGGCTGGTATCCGACTTACCAGACAGCTTCGTGTTCATTTCAGACTCTGTGTAGTAGCGGTCATCGTGGTTGTGGGATGATTTTGCCCCGCCGATATTGGACAGTGCCTGCGTTTTCTGCGCGGCCGTCAGCGTCTGTGCTGCATTAAATTTGACGGTGTACGGTACAGCGGCAAGGTCTGCGTTGAACTGGGCCTCCGTTCCGGTATACCCCGCTTCTACGGCTGCTGCGTATGCGCTTTTGCCGCTTGGGCCGGTATCGCCTTTAGGCCCTTGCGGGCCGGCCGCGCCGGTATCACCTTTCGGCCCTGCTTCACCCTGCGGACCGATATCGCCGACATCGCCCTTCGGCCCGGTCGGACCCTGCATGCCCTGAACACCCTGCTCGCCCTGCGGACCGACATCGCCCTTTTCGCCCCTCTCACCTCTCGGGCCTTGCGGGCCGATCTCACCCTGCGGGCCTGTGTCGCCGGCGTCGCCCTTCTCGCCCTGTGGACCTTGCAGGCCGCGCGGACCTTGCTCTCCCTGCGGGCCTGTCTCGCCCTGCGGGCCAGTCGCGCCTGTGTCGCCCTTTTCGCCTTTCGGCCCGGCTGCGCCCTGCTCTCCGGTGTCACCCTTCAGGCCTTGGATACCCTGCTCGCCCTGAGGACCTTGCGGACCGACTTCGCCCTGTGGGCCGGCAGGACCCTGCGGGCCTTGTACGCCTCTTGGGCCTTGCGGGCCTTGCAGCGCGCCGATGGAATACCACATCAGATTGCTTTCCGACCAGATATAGAGCTCACCGTTGGCCTCTACCTGATATGCGCCCTCCGCGCCGTTGGGGAATGCCGCATTCAGTGCGGCCAGCGTGGGATATACATCCTCGATCTCAAAGGATCTTCCGTCCGTGCCTTTGTCGCCCTTCGGACCTTGCAGACCCTGCGGGCCTTGTACGCCCGCCGGACCCTGGATGCCCTGCTTGCCCGCAGGACCTTGCACGCCCTGCACACCCTGCGGGCCGGTCTCGCCCTTTTCACCGCGCGGGCCTGTGTCGCCTTTGTCACCCTTTTCGCCTGTCTCGCCGCGCGGGCCTTGAGGGCCTTGCACTCCTGCCGGGCCTTGCACGCCTGCCTCACCCTGCGGGCCGATCGGGCCCTGTTCGCCCCGCAGGCCCTGCGGCCCCTGCGGGCCGCGAGGACCTTGTTCTCCGGCAGCACCGACGTCGCCCTTCGGACCTTGCGCGCCGGTGTCACCCTTGATGCCCTGCACGCCCTGAATGCCCTGCACACCCTGGTTTCCCTGCGGCCCTGGCTCTCCGGCCGCGCCCCGTATGCCCTGCGGGCCTTGCGGGCCGCGCACATATACGGGCGAGGGCACCGCTCCGCTCTCTCCTGCGTGGAAGCTCATCAGACCCGTGTCCTGGTCCACGTCCGGGATAATGGCATAGCCCGTATCGCCTTTCTGGCCTTTTACGCCCTGCGGGCCCTGCGGACCGGTATCGCCCTGATCGCCCTTGTCGCCCTTGATGCCGTATACGACGGTATAACCGCCCTCATCCTTCACCTCACTGCCGGCAAACCTCATGCGGCTGCGCTGGGGCAGCCGCGCACCGTTCTTGTCGTAGATCAGATGCCCCGAAGAGGCGACCTCCGTCCAGCTCTTGCCATCCGAAGATACCTCGATGTGGTCATCTGCGTTCAGCCGGATATATCGCATATCCGCGCTGCCATACTGTACCAGCTGCTGCACGCCCAGAGCGATGAGCGCATCAATAAGCCCATTGTAATCTGTCTTTACGCTTTCCCGGATCAGGCGGTCAAACAGTCTCTTGTTTTCCTGTGCACTGCCGCTCAGCTGATCCGGCGCGGCCACAACGCCCTTTTGTGCTATGTCCCCGTCTGTGATTTTGAAATCTTCCAGTGCCACGCTTCGTCACCTACCTTTTGTAATTCCCGCCCGGCTCTTTGTACTGCATTCCGAATGCATATAATCCGAACGGCTCGTCCATCTGGTCGTTCACCAGTCGGAAGCGTACCTTATCCACTTTCTTCAGCTTCACCTTTCCGTACAGCGTGCGGGGCGTCCGGTCTCCGGAAAACGACAGCTTGGCGAAGTCGATGTACTCCCATGTCAGATACCGTGCCTTCGCTCCAGCGTCATATACCTGCTTCCAGTCGCCCCGTACCAATGCCAGAACGCGCACCCCCGTCACCGGGAACGCCGCCAGCTGCACCGCTACGCCGGTGATGGTCTTGGTGTGGAAAAACAGGCTTCCATCGAAGTCTGCCGTCTCCCAATACGCCTCAATGGCCGCGCCGTCATCGTTGTAGGATGTGGGGGCGTCCGCATCCGCAGCGAACCGGCACAGCCTTCCGTCTGCCGTGCCGAAGCACAGCGCCCCGTCGTCGTCCGTAAATACCACCCTGGCCGGGATGTCCGGGAAGTAATAGCATTCATACTGGAAGCTGCTGTACGGACTGTTTTCTTCGTATGTCTTCTGCTGCAGGTCCATCAGATACAGCGTGCCGCCCAGGGCCAGCACATAGAAATCGCCGTAGATGCACGCACTGGCGGCTGTCTTTCCCGCTGCCGCCCGAATGGCGCTGCCGATGTAGTAGCTTCGCTCCTGGCTGTACTTCTCGCCGGTCAGCTCCTCCGCCGTGATGGCGAATACGCCGCGATCCGTCAGGAACAGCGGCTCTTTATCCGTCCTGCAGAAGCTGTCCGGGGCGACCGCATCCTGCCCGATGATGGTGTTGGTGATGCGGAATACCGCATTCCCATCTTCATCCAGCGTCCCGGTGCGCACCACCACGTTCCGGCCATCCGCTCCGCCGGCCAGGAACGCCGCCAGCGCGTTGGACAGGACCGTATAACCCACCACCTGTCCGCCGTCCCGTGCGATCTTGGTGTAGTTCGTGTCCGGAAAGAACGCCGGGTCATCGAACTGGCTGTAGAAGTCCGCGCCCGGCTTTGCCGCATTGCCGCTGAGAAATACCCGGTCTGTCGTCCCCCCTACGCCATACACCGCCGACACGGTGCAGTGGTTTATGGTATTCGCATATCCGTCCCGCACCTTCGATGCAGTGATGTGCACGTTATCCTGTCCCGTCACCGGACTCTCTCCCGGGGCGGTGTTGAACGTGACCTGCCCTTTTGCCCGGTCCACAGTGAAGTCCGTTCCCTCCGTTTTGGCCACCCACAGGCCGCTGCCGCTCAGCACCTCCGCCGTCACCGGAGTGGCATCCAGTCCATCCGCCGTCAGCTGATACACTTTAGCGTCCTTCGTACCCAGGAAGCTCTCTGTCCACCGCGTTCCGATCAGGTTCAGCCCCTGATAGGCCGTCCCGCCGCCGGTAGGCCGCCGGGAGATGATGATGGTGGGTACGGTGGCAGCGTCGCTTACAGGGTGGTGACTGTAAGATGCAGCCGCCGTCTTTTCCACCACCGAATACGTCGTCCCATCCAGCAAATAGAGCTTCTCGTCAAACACGAAGCCCCTGCTCTTGGCATTGGCCATCGTGCCGATCTCCTGCAGCGCCCACGCGCCGTCCGTCCCGATGAGCCGCCGGTACAGCTTTGTGCCTGCATGGATAAAAAGCACATCGCCCAGCCGATGTACGCCGTTGATAGCCGCACCGCCGCTGGCCGTCACTTTGGTGGTGTACCCGGTGCGCTTGCGCACCTTGCCCACCTGATCGCGTATCATATTCGGTGCTTCCGGCGAGCGGGACTTTCCCACATTGCTGGGGCTGTTATTCAGATCCACGCCGCGGAATGCCTCCACCACCGTGCTGTACTTACTGCTCTGGCTCGGTACTGTAAACTGTGCCATGCCTTACCACCACCCCGTCGTATTACGCACACCAGCGGAGCGGATACCCGCTCCGCTGGCTGCGTAGGCTGCCTGTACCTTTACAAGTCCGTCCTCATACTCGTTGCGCAGGATCGTGGCCAGCGCGGGGTCATCCTCCTTATACAGCTCAGCGGCCATATACAGGGGCAGCAGTACCGCTGCCTCCGGTGCAAGATCGATGATCTCGTCATCTCCCGTCGCCGCCGTAATGGTCTGCGGATACGCTTTATACCACAGCGTATACACGCCCACAACGTATCCGGGGATGACAAACACATCATCGCCTTCCATGCTCCAGTCCTCCGCAGCGCCGTACGCAGCGCCGTCGGCGAACATGACCTCGCTGCTGTTCAGGCAGCGGAAGCGCGGCAGGTAGTCCTGCAGTGGTATCTTGTAAAGGTCTTTTGTTTTTGGCAGAATCAGCTTCTCCGCCGTCACCGCCGGCTCTGTGGCATCGGCGTCGATCTGTATCTGCCACGGCTTCAGGATGGGGCGGCCAACGGTGGCGATCTGCTGGAGCGCCTCGTTGGCCTTTCCGGGCATGGCGTTCAGGTACTCGCGGTTCACATCGTCTTCCACAAGGACCTCGCCCTCATTGGAGAACATGGTCTGCAATGCGATCAGCTTTGCCTCACCCCACGTCATGCCGCCACCGCCCGTCAGGTCAGGTCGGTGCCGGTGGAGATATTGCCCGCCGCCACGAACCGCCAGTCGGCGAAGCCTGCGCCGAACCGGGCGCGGCCCTGCCAAACGTTGTTGTCGTTGTTGGTGTCAATGACAGACTTGACGTCCAGGGGCACGCGGTCCTGGAAAATAGGGCCGTCGTTCAGCTCGATGAACTTGCTGTCCAGCAGGAAGAAGGGCTTTTCGCTGCTCTTGCCCAGGTCGGTCAGCGCGGCGGTCAGATAGGGATCAACGATGATGTTCCAGCGCCCGAACTGGTAGTTGAAGGCGTTGTTGCCGGAGGTGGGCTCTTTGTCAGCGCCCACGGCGGAGAACACAGCGTCCTTCAGTGCGGCGTCGTTGGGGATCCAGATCGTGTCCGGGGCCACGCCCAGCAGCTCGCCGTTGTCGCCCTTGATGTTCTGCATCTCGGTCTCGATCTTGCCCAGCAGGGTATTGGTGAAGGTGCCCTTGTACAGGTTGGTCTGCTTGGCACCGTTGACCTTGTTGGGGTGCGTCTTGGAAAACAGAGCCTGTCCATCAGCACTGCCACAGGCGAAAGTCTTGCCCTTGTAGGTGACTGTGCTGCCGTACAGACCGCCGGCGTACAGGATACGCCCGAACTTCTCGCGGGTGCGACCGTATGCGGTCACCAGCTTGTTGGCGCGCTGCTTCATAGTGCCCAGCAGGCAGTCCTCCACCAGCTCCTGCGTCACAGAGAAGGACTGCTTGAAGGTCATGTTGACGATGTCCCGGAAGTAGCCGTCCTCGAAGCCGGTCTTGGGATAATCGCCGCCTTCTCCCACAGGCTCGAAGTCGCCCATAGCGGTCTCGCTGGAATAGCGCTCCGCCCAGTGGCGGCTCTTTTCCATGCGGTACAGATAGGGCAGCAGGCTCTCCCGCTGGAACGCCTCGCCCCGGCTCTCCAAAAATGCTTTCAGCGGCACCTGGCAATCGCCGTAGATAGTCCCGTTCATGCCGGAACCAATAGAAACGGTCAGAAAACCACTCATGTTATGTATCTCCTTTCTTCGATTAGAACTTCACAGTCACGCGAGAACCGACGGTCTGACCGTCGATGCCGGTGATTTCGGCCACGCCGCCGGTCTTGGTGGCCGTGACCTGCATACCGTCGGTGTGCAGCGTGACCTTGTCGCCCACGCCGACGGTCGCGGAGTCCGCGGGAGCTACGCCCAGGGTGGTCTCGAACTCCATGTACTTCTGTACCTCCACGCACGGCACTACGCCGTTGTTGCCGATAGGGCCTACGCACACATGGCTGGGTGCTGCAGCGCCGCTGCACAGTGTCACCTTGCCGCTGGCCAGCTTCAGCGCCTCGCCCACCTGGTAGGTCTCGCCGTCAGTGGGCTGCATATACACGATGGGGGGCGTATTGCCCACCAGCATTCTGCTAAGCATGAACATAGTTTGTTATCTCCTTTCCCGCCCCGTGTCGGGGCTTTACTGTTTGTAGAATTCTCCGTATGCGGCGTTGATCTCGTCGTCCGTCGCATTGGGATTGATCTCGCGGTACAGCTCCTTCTGCCGCGGCGTGGCCACATAGGGCGCCTCACCCGCAGCGCCGGGCACCGGGGCCATGTGGCGCTTGCCGCTGGCCTGCTTGATGCCGGCCTGCTTGGCTGCCTCCATGCGCCGCTTGTCCACGGCGTCGCGGTTGGCCATATAGAAGGCGTCCTCGATGGACAGGCCCTTTTCCACATAGTCGCGGAAGGCTGCCCCGGTGGGCATGGCCACAATGTCCTCAAGGCTCTGGACGCTGCCGTCGTACTTCACGCGCACCGCCTCAAGGCCCTGCCGGATGGCCGCCTGTGCCTGTGCGGTCACGTTCCGCGCTTCAGCGCTCATGGTCTCCATGGTCTGGCGCTGCATCTGTTCTCTCAGGGGGCGCACCGCCTCGTCCACCATACCCTGGAGCGCCGCCGGATCCACGCCGGCGGAGAGCATCTGCTCCTCGCGCTCCTGTCTGGCCTTGGCCTCCTGATAGGCCAGGAAGTCCGCCTCCGTGCGGATGGGCCGGCCGGTGTAGGGGTTCGTCTGGCCCGCGAACAGGTCGGCATATACCGCGTCCACGCGGGCCTGTGCCGCCGCTGTCAGGGCCTGACGTTCTGCCTCGCGCTCCCGCGCCCGGCGTCCGTAGGCCTGTCGGCTGCGCTCCTCGGCGCTCTGCCCCGCTTCCGCGCCCGGCGCTGCTGCGCCGTCTCCCGCTTCAGCAGGATCTCCACCGTCCTCATGGGCTTCCGTGCTCTGTTCCTGTGCCGTGCCTTCTTCACCGGCGCCGCCGGTACCGTTTTCCACAGGCTCCTGCGTGCCTCTTGTCTCGCCGCCCTCATCGGGCAGCTCCACGCCGAAGGCCTCCGCATAGTCCTGTTCCGTCAATCCGTTCATGGTGTTCTCCTTTCCGATTTTTCCGCGTTCGGTGCGAATACGCCCCTTTTTCGCCGGGGCCAAGCGAAATGTCCCGCCCATAGGCGGCGATGTTTTGTTGGCGTCAACAGTACACGCTTACTTGCGCTTGCTCTTGTTGCCGCCATTCCCGGTCCGAAGGTCGGTGCCGGTGAAGCGCACGGTGCCCTTCTGGGCAGGCGCCGTCTTCTGGGCGGGCGCTTCCACGCGCTGGCTGCCCACGTTGGCGATGCTGCCGATGTAGCCCTTCTTTTTCTCCATGCCTCATGTCCTCCTTTCGCCGTATTCGGGTTTTTCCCGCCGTCCCGCCGGCGAAACGTTGTCCTGTGCAGCTCCGGGGCTGCGGTGGATGCCCCGCCTTCCGGCAGGGCGTCCGGTCGTAAGACAGGAGGAAAATCTGTCTGGCTCCGGGCGGCGTGCGAAACCACCCACCGCGGCCCCGGAGGGCCGTCTTACGCTTCCTCCGCGACGTCCGCCGTCGGAGTGTCTTTCTTTTTCTTGAGCCGCCTGTCGTAGCGGGCGCACTTGGGGTTCCGACACACATAGGCGGTCTCACTGCCGCCGTCCGCGTTCACCGTAGCGCTGTAGATCATCATCTCCAGGCCGCATTCCGGGCACTTCATGCCATCTCGCCCCCTCCCTGCTGTGCCGCCATCGCCAGCAGCTCCTCCGCCGTGGGTTCCGTGCCGCCGCTGCCGCCGGGGCTGTCCGGCGCCGTCGGCGGCGTCTGCTGGGCCTGTTGGCGCTCCATCTGATCCCGCAGGCTCTTGACCATGTCCCCGGCCATGGGGTAGTGCAGCTTCTCCATCTGCTCCCAGAACCGCAGCAGCGTCGTGATCTCCGTGGGGCTGCCCATGGCGCCCTCCTGGAAGTTCATCCGCGTTTCCTTCCACAAGGCCTGCCGGTCCGATGCCAGTGGCGCCGAGCTGTCGCAGGAGAACAGGAAATCCGTGTTGTACTGCCACTCCCCCGCCTCGTCCTGGTACAGGAAGTCGTGGCGGTCGAAGGTCACATACGCCACATCCCCGTGCTCGTTCGTCCGCCGGATGGTCCGCGGCTCGTCGCAGTAGGCCAGCATCCACTTGAAGATGGCCTCAAACAGGTCCTGGTACATGGCCCGCTTCATCACCCGCTTACTTTCCAGACGGCCCGCCGCCTGCTGGGCGCTGAACTCCTTGGCCACGGCGCTGGTGGCCGTGGGATCCTTCCGGCCCTGCATACTGTCCGTGATGCCGATGGTCTGCCGTGCCTGCTCGTAGATCTGCGCCATCATGGCCAGATCCGTGTTGATGTCCACCTGCGTGTTGAAGGTCCTGATCATCTCCACCTGCGCCGGGTTCTGCAGCTCCACCCGCACGCCGTCCTTGTCGGTGATGAACTGCGCGCCGGGCGGCACGGTGGTGAAGCTGCCGCCGGACAGCACCTTCGTGTTCAGCTTCGTGCAGAGCTTGTTCAGGCTGTTTTGCTGGTCGAAAATAGCGTCAAGGTCGCTGCTGCCCCAAAACCGCCCCGGCATACTCACGTTTTTGCGGATGACCAGCGGGAACACGTCCGGCTTGTAGTAGGGGATGCGCGTCTGCTCCTGCCGGTAGGCCGCCTCCGGCGCAGTCACCGCCGGAGCGCCGCCCGGCTGCATCTGCGGCAGCAGCACCTCCGATGCCATAGCCACCGGCTGGCCCAGCTCATCCCGCACGGTACTCACCGCCGGGATCACCGCGCCGCTGCGGAGCACAATGTCCTCCGTCAGCTCCTCGTACTCCATGACCTCATCCTCGAATTTCTTAGCGCCGCAGTACGCGCACCTCTTTCCGTCGCCCACCGCGCCGCAGACGGTGCAGCGGTGCACCCGCCGCAGCTGATAGTCCTCCAGGTCCTCCAACACCACGTCGTTCACCCAGCGCAGCCGTCCGATGCCGCCCTTGCCGTTGCGGTAGTAGGCAGTCACCATCGTCACCAGCTGATCCGTGGTATCTGCCGCAGCGCCCAGCCGCCGAGCGTCCGGGTCGCTCTCGTTCTCGTCAGCCACGTCCACGCCGTAGAACTTCCTGATCTGCCGCTTCGTCTGCGGCGTCTTGAGGAAAAAGAAATCCATGTCCGCCACCTGCGTCATGCCGGCCTGCGGCACGATGCCGTAGGGGTGTACCAGGCTCACCCTCAGATCGCCCAGCCAGTCCTTGCCGCTGACGCTGTCCAGCCAGTCCACCAGCAGGCCGTACCCGCCCTGCACCGGGCTCAACCGCTCGCCCTCGTCGTTCATGCGCTCGGACGGCAGCCGGTCCATCACGTCCCGCAGCATGGCCTCGATCACGTCCGCCAGCCACTCATCCTCCTCACGCACCGCCGTCACCTTCGGCGAGGGGATAGTGCTGTCTACCTGTGTCTCGATGACCTCAAAGCTCACGTTCCGTACATGGCTGGCAAGGCTCTCCTTGGCCTTGGTGCCGTCCGGAGCGTATATAGTGTGGTCGCCCTCGTACTGCTTCTCCCGCCGGAGCATTTTCTCCCGCTCCCCGGCGATGGCGTTCTCCGCCAGCGCCAGGCGCTCCTGCCACACCTGCAGCTTCTCCTGGTCCTTCCTGTTCATGGCTTCCTCCTGTCAAAATTCCCGGCCTCCGCCGGTCAGCATCGTTTCGTAGTCCGCGCCCTCGTCCTCGTCGTCCTGCCGGTTCATGCGCTCGATCATGTCGTGGAGCATTCCCAGCGCTTTCAAACAGCCCTTGGCGTCAAACTGCCATTGGCCGCTTTCCACGTAGGCCTTCAAATCGCTGTCCCACTGCATCACCGGCTTGGCGGCGCTGCACCGCTCGTACACACGCCAAACCTCCACCGCCAGCGAATGGCGCGTTACGCCCAGCGCCTCAAACTCTGTTTTCAGCAGCTCGTCCCGGTAGGCCTGCACCGCCGCATCTTTCATCAACCGGCTGGCCGTGTTGGCCGCGCTCTTTTCGCTGTATCCGGCCCGGATAGCGGCCCGCGTGCCGTTCATGTCCACGAGCCACTCCCGTACGAAGCGCTTCTGCTTCTCGCTCAGCCGTCTTTCCGTTTTGTCAGCCACGCCGCCAGCCCCCTTTCCCGCCGGTGAATACTTTCCGTTTTATCCATTGTGCAACACCTCAACGCGCTGTTATCACGGAAATGTGAAAAAGCGCAAAAAACCCGGAGGCCGTGAAAAATCACAGCTTCCGGGCAATTTATCCAGTTAAAGCGTGTCAGTTATCCCAAAAACAGGCAGCTACCAGCTCTCGTAAAAGGCTTTTCTCATGTCGTACAGCACACTCTCCGTGATGGCATGGTCCAGCGAGATGGTCGTCACGCTCTTTCGGGTGGTCATCAGCTCAAAAAGGGCGCGACTATACGCACCCCCGACCATGTCGCAGGTGTACTTGACCTTCTCCTGTATCCACCTCGGCTGCTCCGCCAGTGTCAGACAAGTGTAGCGGATGAAGCCCTGCTTTTCCTCCGGCAGCTTCACTCCGCGCAGCTTCTTAAACCCCATCTCCGTCACCTCCCTCCAGAGGTTTTCCGGCGCAGGCGACGGCCATCTCCTTTCTGCCGCCCACCTTCCGGGCGGGATCGCGCTGGGCCGGTATGTAGCGCACGAAGTTCACGCCCGTTTCCGGATCGTACCGCGTGCCCGGCAGCGTCGAGGCCCCGGGCGGCACCCGCAGCGGTGAAGGCGACCAGGTATACAAATGCTCCACCTTGGGCTTGACCATGTTCCGGCTGACGCTGTACTTCTTCTCGTCCGCCGCGCCCCGGGCCTGCAGGATAAGATACCGGGCCAGCGGATAGTAGTCCTTCTGCCGCCGGAGGATCTGCACGTCCACATCGCCGTTGCCCCACACATCCTCCAGCTTCTCATCGTACAGCCAAAACACCCCGTCCTCCAGCCGCAGGCCGTGGCCGGAGATGACCACGTGGACGTGGACGCGCACCAGCTCCCCGGTCTCAACATTCAGATCACTGGGCACCATCCCCCATTTCAGCACCATC